TAGCAACTGTTGAATTAGCACCGGCGGCTGAATCACTATAAGTTGCACTTACTGTGGCAGCATTATCATACTCCCATATATTGTTTGAATTTGGAACATCTACCCACGCCATATTACTCTCCTAGTTGTTCGGTTATTTCGTCTGTGAAATAATCTTCTAATTGTTCTTTTTGTATACTATGTTTTGTAACAACACTATCAATTGCGTTTTCAAATTTTACTACTAAATTCTCTGTAGTAATATCATTATCTTCATCAATAATTTTATATACTTCTTTAATAGCAGTTTGCATAACAGGAGTTAACTCTCTGTAAGCATTGCTATCAAATAGTTTATTGTTTTCTACAATATCACTAACTTTTTTCATACCGTGATTAAGCACCCACATTATCTAATGATACCTCTGGTGCGTCTGCTGGTGCCTCGGTAGCAACTGGTTCAGCAACCTCTGGTGCAGTCGCAGCCGCTAACTCTGGTCCTGATTCTCCAGGTGTTCCATCTACGTTAGTTATTGTTCCGTCTTGATTGAATTGTCCTGGTGTCGCAATATCTGGTTTAGGACTACTAAATGCTTGGGCATTAAACATATTGCCAGCAACATCTTGTCTCTTATTATCTAATGCGTCACCTACTTTAACTCTTAAAGCGTCTTTAAATGAATCACCTGCTTCAGCATTTTTGCCTGCTGATAATTTATCTATAAAGTTTTTTACTTCACTACTCATATTTTTTCTCCATTAATTAAGGTTATCTTCACCATCAATAGTTTGTTGATTAGGTGATGATATTATTCCTGTGTCTATTTCTTTTTTAATTTGATTGTCTATTTTTTCTATATCTGCTTCAGTTTGTTTCAGTATATGCTTTCTAACATACTCAACTGAAAAGTATTTTCCAACATAGTCTCTTACATCATTAGCTAAACTTATTCTGTCTTTCAACATTTCAGCATGCTTAAGTTCCGCAAAGTGACCATCTTGTAAAAAGTCATAGAAAATATTGTCTCTGATAACTGGCCATTCTTCTTCAGCAATTACCCCTTTTAAAACAAGTTGTGTTTTTAAAATATCATTAAACAGTTCAATAAATTTCTTTCTTAATCTTTGAACAAATTTAGTAAATTTTAATTCGTCTCTTGTAATTTCTGTTGATCTTCCTAAATTAAAACCTTGAGAAGCTTCTAATCTACTTGAAGGAACATTTAATGATCTATAAAGTTTTGCTCTAAAGTATTCAATATCTGTTATTTCTCCTAGATTTTGACCACCTGGAAGTGTAGTAATATCTGTTCCTCTACCACCCTCTCTACTCGGTAACCAAAAGTCCTCTAACATAGACATATAGTTTCTATCATCTCTGATTTCTCCTGTGCCTGCGTCATAAACAAGTTTATTTCGGTATCTTGCCATAACATCTCTCAAATATTGTTCCGCTTTTAGTTTAGGTAAGTTACCAACATCAATTTTGAATATTCTTCTTTCAGGTGCTCTTGCTATTCTGTAAATAACAGCAGCGTCTTCAATCATTCTTAATTGATTAACTGGTTTAATTGCTTTATGTAAGTATGATAATACTATGTTTTTATTCTGATCTATTAATCCTGATGGACAAAACGCAATTGTATCAGGTGCAATTTTAATACCTTGTAAACTAGCACCGCCTACGCCTCTTTCATTGTATATAAAGTATTCCATCATTTCGTCTACCATATTTGTAGCCGATGGAGCAACTCCGTCAGGTCTTCTTTTTCTTACCTCTCTAATCTTTTTGATTTTACGAGGGTCAATATATTTAAGTTCAGTAATACCTTTTCTATCAGTTGTAGTATCTATTATCTTTTGAAAATAAATTCTACCATCAACATACCATCTTCTAAAAAGATCGTGTCCTCTTGTGTTGAATTGTAATAGTCTTAATATTTCTGCAAATTCTTCCTCTATTTTTCTTCTTACATCACGACCATAAGGAACAGATTCAGTTATCATTTTAACCGATTGTTTGTTCTCGTTTGATACAATTGCCTCATTGACAATATCTTCAATCGCCATGTCGCATTCAGGATGTAATGAAATTTCTCTATATCTTCTTATAAGATCCGATTCGGTTTTTGCACTACCTTCCATGTCAAGGTGTGACGCAAAATGCCCTCCAGCAGCAACTACTTGTGTGCCGTCCTCTGCTTGTGGGGTACTAAAATTCTGTTTCGGGTCCGACTTAGGTTTAGATTTTGTAATGTTAAATCCAAAAAACTCTGCCATAATTTAATCTCCTTATTTCTACTACTACTTATAATAGTTTTAAAAGGGCGGTTTTAAGGCCGCCCTCTAAATCTATATTACGTTGTAGTATTTGTTTCAAAGTATTGGTACTCAAATGTAACACCAAAAGTTTCTATTTCTGTTGTTTCACTGTAAGATAAGTCAATACCAGTAATCTCTGTAGGAAATAATCCTCTCAAAGTATACGATTTAACGTTGTTACCGTTTCTGTCAAGATGATCAACAAAAGCGTCTACTTGGTAATCAACTGGATTAGTTAATCCCTCGTTATCAGTCATATTATTAATACCATTCTGCCATCTTTCAAAAGCATTTCTGATTTTGAAGTTTGTATCGTTTAGTACTGTAATTGACCAACTCGCTATTGTTCTATCGCCTGCAATTTTAATTGCTCTACCTCTAAAAGGAACGTTGATATTTGATATCGTCATTCCAGGAATAGATGTAGCTGTACATAGAAACGCTAGGTCTTCTATTTCTCCACCAACTTGTGCGTAACCAGGGAAAGGCATTGTAACCTTAAACTGATTGGCTCTTGCGCCACCGCCTGCAAGTTTAGCTTTGAAGTCATTAATGTTTGCCATTTTTTATTTCTCCTCTGCTAATTAACCGCCTGCGACTTCTTCAAAAGAAACGCCGGTTCGTGTTGCGATGAATTGTAATGTAATAAAGTTGATACTTCTTGCTGGTTTGATAAATATCTCAGCAATAAACTCATTTCTATCAATTACTTCACCTGTGTTATTTGATTCGTCACATACTACTAAAAAGTCTGTGATACCACGTCTACCTTGTACTTCTCTTAAAAAAGGTTCAACTATGTTTCTAAAGTTTGCTCTTGTAAATTCATCATTGAACTCAAAAAGTTGAAATTTAGAAGCAGTAGCAATCGCTTTTTCTAATACAATAAACAATCTTCTTACGTTTATTCTATCAAAAGCACTTGGAGCTGATAATCCTGTTTTGTCACCAAAAAGAATTGTGCCTTGACCTGGGAATGTTACCACAGGATTAACACGAGCTTTGTATAACTCATCTCTTTGAGATTTTTTAGGATTGTATGCTAATTTAACTGCGCCTCTTATAACACCTCTGTTATATCCAGCCGGTGAAAACCAACTGTCTGCAATTAAATCAGTTCTAGCTGCTAGACCTGCAATGTCTCCATTTAATGGAACATATCTATATACGTCATTATATCTGTCGTACATATATTTGTAACCACTGTCTATCATCACGTATGATGATGATCTAATACCATTGCAAAATGCTAAAACATTTTGTGTTTGCGTAATAGAAGAAGCAACACCAGCTACATCTGATCTCTGAGGAGATACGAATGCGATAGCGTCTTTTCTTTTTTCTGCTAATGATATTAAGTCGTCTACGTGTGTAGCGTCACATTTACCACCCATGATTAGGCCAACATCTACTGTTTCAGAATCTTCAAACATTTCGTATGCTGTTTTTTTCTGTCCTGTAGTTGCTGTTGAACCGTCAGCACCTGCTTGTAATGAATCAGTTTTAATAGTATCAACTGCTGAGAACGTTATGCCTGCAGCCGCTGAACCATGGTTTGATCCTGAAGCGTGGTGATCTGTCCAATAAATGTAACTTGATTTATTGTAAATTACATCTGCATAGTAATTAGTGTCACCTTGTGGAGATTTAGCGTCTGAAGCTTTTGAAACTTTATCAAATACTTCTAACACTTCGCCACGAGTTCCTGTAATAAGACCATCTTCGTCTACTACTACAATATGCATTTCGTCATTAACACCTAATCTCGCTGTTGCGTGAGGAGATGTTCCAGGAGCACTTGATACTGCATCAAAATATTCCCAAAGTCTTTTAACGTTTGCACCATCAGCAGGTACTTGGTGTAAACCACCTTGACCTGTGTCTGATCTAACGAAAGTTATATCGTTAGTTGCTACACTTGTTACTCTGTATTTGTAACCATCGTAATCTGTTCCACTTGCTGTTTTTGAAAATTCTAAAATATCTCCAACTGCAATACCTGTTCCAGATGTTACTGTTACTGTTGTATGACCAACTGCCATAGCAGAGTCATTTAATGTTGTCTTTGCGTCTTCTTGGAAACCTGTTGCGCTGTGACATACAGAAACTTTTAAGGTATTACCCCATGCTCCTGCAGTTCTAGCTGCCCATTCTCCAACTGTTGCTGATCCTGTTGACCAATTGTCTTGATAGTCTTGTGTGTTCTTTATTACAAACAAACTACCTGATACGGTAGCGTTTGAAACACCTGTGTTTTGTGCTCGTACAACTCTTAAAGCGTTAGAGTATTGTAAGAAGTTTGCTGGTGTAAAGAAATCCTCAAAATTTGAATTATCTGGTTTACCAAAAACTTGTACTAACTCTTGCTCACTAGAGATTGATGTAACTTGATCTAAAGGACCTTTTCTGAACTCGCCAGCAAATGCGCCTATAGATGTTGATACAGCAGGAATGATTCTTGTTAAATCTTTTTCCTGAACGAGAACGCCTGGTGATACTTGAAATGCCATAGGTTATTCTCCTCTTAATTAGCTAATTTATTAATATTATATTTCACAACTCGTATTATTAATACGCCCATATTTAAACTTATCAGTTACATCTATTTATAAAGATGTTAACTTACGTATTTACTGACCTTTTCTGGACACAGGAAACCACCTAGTTCCATATTCATCTACGGTTTCTGCGTCATTTTCAGGATCATCAACGCCATTATCAACGAAGCCAAATGGTGCCATATCCTGTTCAATTAAGTTCTTTTGTTCTTCATACATACGTTCTCTAGCGTTGGTATTAGTCAATTCTTTGAAATAAGGTTGATTAGATAACCAACCAAATATGACTAGACACATCATTAAATCGTCATGTGAGCCGTCCTCTGCCTGCCAACTTTGACCTCTTTTAGTAAAAGTAGACATCTCCTGAATAATATTGAAATCATTAATGACAACTTTGTCGCCCTCTATTAATGTCTTAATATTGGAACAACCTATTCTTTTGGTTGCCTTGGTCATACGAACACCTAAAGATGATCCTCTACCACTATACATCGCACCTAGTATTTGTCCAGCACGACCCTTTTGAGTAGTCATCAATATGTTACCATATTCAATTTCGTATTGTAAAGCTTCTGCAACTTGCTGACCTATATCATTAACCTCTGTTAGTATATGTGCTTCATTATATCCTTTACATACTTTAGATATTATATTAGGAAAGACAAAAGGTTTAATTTCGTTACTCTTATATTTACATACAATCTTATAAGGCATACTTGTAACATCAAATACAATAAAGGCAGAAAAGTCTTTATCAACTCCTCTTGAAACATCTACTGTAGCAAGATAGGTATGTCCTTTAATAGGCTCTTCAAATATATCCACACCTTGAGCCGACTTTAAAGGTGATATGTAAGGTGTTGATTTAATTTTTGATGCCGATATTAATGTATTTACAGAACCTAAAAACTCACACTCAAACTCTTGTTGAAATTGTTCCTCACTTGTGTTACGTATTGTTTGTTCTTTCCATTTTTCATCACGGCCTGGTACTTCACTCCAATGTACTTCCATAGGAATGTAATCATTTTTTTTATTAATTGCGTCTGTCCAAAGTTTATAGTACATGTTCATACCATAAGGTGTGGATACTATAATCATTTTAGTTTTTGTACCAGCAGAAATTGTAGGATAAACTGAACTAAAAAACATTTCGGCAATGTTAGTAGGTACGAAAGCAAACTCATCAAGAAAAATAATATTAAATGAACCACCCCGAATAGCACTTGAAGAAGTGGCGGCTGCAACAATGGTAGATTTATTTTCTAACTCTATATTACCTTTGTTCCAGTTTATTACACCTTGTTGTAACCATTTTGGTAAGTTCTCATATGCAAGTTGCAGTCTACCTAATATATCTCTAGCAGTAGAACTTTTGTTTGCAAGTATGGCTATGTTAGAGTTTGGATTAAATAATGCATAATGCAATAGATAAGAAATAGTTGTTGTAGATTTTCCTGATTGTCTCGGTAGTTTACATATAGTAAATCTATTATCATGTATGGTCTTTACAATATCTCTCTGAAAAGGATACATCTTAAATGGTACTAGACCCTCATCAAGTGATACGATCTGTATATATTTTTCCATAAAGTATACAGGATCACCGGCACACTTTTGGTATTCTACTATCTGATCTCTAGAAAAATCAACAGGTGTGTTAATCTTTTTTAAATTTGGGTTTCCTAAATATGCGTCACTCATTTATTACTATTGCCTCTATGTGTGTGTAACCTAATTGTATTGCAGCTTTCACTCTTTGATTACCTTTATGTACACTCCACTCCTTTTCCATATATATGTTTCCGTTAACTCCGTATCTAGTAACTGGACTTATTTTATGTTTATTAACTTGTATAGGATCAACCAATTCTTGACCCTCTAATAATTCTTTTAATGGTACGCCGTGAGATTTAAGATAAGTTAAATCACTTATCTTTAGTACTATCTTTTTCGGGTGTGATGTTTTTGCTTTCAACAGTTTCAACATGATCTCCTTTTAACATCTTTTGTAATTCAGCAGTTGAACCTACAAACAATGCATTTTTAATATTAGACGTGGCACTTTTAGGTACCTCTTTAAGGTCTTTAAGTTTCTTTTGTAAGTCTTGTAGTTTATCAACTGTTCCACCTACTTGACCTATTAATTGACCTACAACTTCATATGCTCTAGGGTGTTGACCCTCAGCTGCAATATCTAATATGCCTTGAATAGCTTCTTGACCTTTTTCTATTAAATTGAAATAACTTTCTCTACTGTATTTGTAGTCGTTATCTATATCTTCTTTATTTTTATCTTCAACTCTAGGTACAACTGGTGTAAATTCTTTCTTCTCTACAATTTCTGTAGAAGATGATTCAATTCCTAGTATGTCGTTAACCTTGTCTTCTAATTTTGTCATAATTATTCATCACTATCAGTTGTTGGGTTATATTTTTTTCCATCTGTAAAGTTTGTTATTGTTGTTGTAAATCCAAAATCATCATTAGCGTCAGCCGATAATGGATTTGGTTGAATTACTATTCTTTCTTCTCTCTTAGCAGTTGCCGGATCACTATCTGTATATAAGTCTGCTTGTACTGTTTTAATAACACCTTGACTAGTCGTAGGACCAAACAAGTATGTTTTGGCAGTAAAATTCATTGTGTATATAACTGCTCTACGTGAAGTAAAGTCACCTGAATAACTGTCTTCATAGTTAATAGAGTTAAGAATTATTGGTACGTCTCTTTTAATACCTAATTGTGGTAGTACATTTACTGTAACTGTATAATCAGGTTGAAAGAAAGGTAGTATTTGTTCTATAATTTGTAAACCATTTTCAGCAGTTGCTGTAAAGGCATAGACGTTTAAACTAATATTGTAAGGAACAGGAACATAGTTATAACTATTTTTTTTAGTTGACTTACTTGTTGGGTTTGCCGTTTCGTTCAATACATATTCTGCGTTACCTGTAATCTTATTTGTTTGTTCAAGTAAA